ACACGACGCTCTTCCGATCTGCAAGCGGTGAAAATCGCACTCGCTTTGTCATCTGCTTCATCGAGGTGACAGCACCGTATGAATCGGCATGGGTGGAAGTCTCGCCTGAGCTGATCGAAGCGGGGCGTGTAGGCTACATGAACGCACTTGCGAAATGGCAATCCTGCGTAGCTGTAGGCGTATGGCCTCGCCAGCATGAGGGGATTACCACTATCGAGAAACCCGCTTACCTATAAACCAAAAAGAGGGGGCGCGCATCTCACTCACGCGCTTTATATTATGAAGAAAAAATATGATGCAGTTGCCACCGTGGGCAAATACACGAAGGACGGAATAGAGAAAAAGCGATATTTGACCGTAGGAGCGGTTTTTGAGAGCGATGAGGGTAAACTCACCCTAAAGCTGGAAGGAGTGCCTGTATCGCCCGATTGGAGCGGTTGGATCGCATTCTACGAGCCAAAGCTAGGTTACACTGGAACAACTGAGAACGACACACCTCCATTCTGATGAGCATCTTCGACGACACGCCGCTGGAAATTGGCACGCAATACTACGATAAGGAAATCATCGGGTGGAATCCTGATGAGAGAAAATATCTAGTTGCTTGCCCACGCTTTCGCACGAAGGAGCTTTGGCTCTCCAAGGAGAAAGTGGATGCTGAATATGGGAATAGTCTCATGGCAGGAGTAGAGTGCCGTGAGTCGAAGCCAGGAAGCAGCTACAACACCCGATACTACAGAAGTCGGGTAGATAGCCCAGAATGAAAAATATCCTTGCCACCTCCACCTAATCATGCAAACTGACCATATGAAAACGCCAACGTATTCACCAGAGGAAGCAGAGAAGAACGGCTACAAGTCGATCACTACGCTTTACTTTTTTAACGATGAAGCAGATATGAAATATCTCTCTGCTGTGTTGGCTGACATGGCAAATGTTAAGCATTGCCTGATAAAAACGCTCCGAGGAGTGGAGGTGGCAAGGCTTAAAACTGAGATCCTATGAATCTATTCCCAGAATTGCCAGAGGAGGAATCACCCCGCCTGAAATGGATGAAAGCGAAGAACATCCACACGCTGAAAACCAAGGACAACAGATGGGTAGCATACAAAAGCGAGACACAGCACAATTTTACCCACGAGGATGAGATTGACGCTGTTGTCGGTCTTGCTAAGAAGCTGAAAATCAAACTCTGGAAAGAATGATTGACTCCGCGCCCGATTGTGCTAATCTTCTCCCGACAGTGCTAAGTGCGCGACTTTTGCGAGCGAACCAGACTTAGCCATACAACCCCGTCAGCACCCACTGGCGGGGTTTTTGTTTGTAGATTCTGGATGCTTTCCATCTTGCCATTCAGCACTTTCACGACATCCAAACTTCAACACTCGATGGCGATACACGCCGCACTTGATGCACTTTTGCTCTGTTTCGACACCGTAGCCATTGCAAGCCGTTACCGACCAGAAACTTAGTCCTAGCGATACCGAGCCATGACGGCAGCGAAACCAATGCTTTATGAGTTGCTTAATTTTCATCTCGTTTCCTTTCTCAATTTGTCCAGCTCGCGATAAAAAAATATCCCCCAAGTGTGCATCGTTGAGAGGCATGGGAGATCTGCTGTGATTGGATACCCGCACCCGACCTAGCTTTCGCGATAACATGGAGTCAACTTTCAATCGGGGCAGGAATCCCACCTACTACGCGCGATGCCGCGTTTCGCAAGTTCGCAAGAATAATACCAGAGAATCTGGCGAATTCAAGATCAAATATCGCGCATGATCGGTATCATCGGACGTATGGCAGACGTATGGCAGACGTAAATCTCTAACAAAATACACGCTGGAGGCATTGATTTTGCAGGGAAAGTGAAAAAGATTGAAAATAAATGAGAAAATAAATTGACCAAATCACGTTTTTCGTCTAAATCTTTCACCGTCACCAGCAACCAACATTATGAACACAGTCACAGCAAAAACAAAGCCAATGAAAATCAAAGCGTTCTGGAGTGTTTACGGCATTCGCATTCACCGCGCTGGCAAAAACTTGGACATGAATGGCAACTCATCATACAGTTGCGCAATCGGAATTTTCAACCTCATTAAGCGCGAAGGATACACCGGAGAAGTTGAGTTTTCCGGTAACTGCGCCGATGAGGTAAAAACGGATTTTGATGACATTAAAAAAATCGAAGCAGCCAATAGCGCACGCAAAGCACTTGCAACAGCATAACAACCATGAACGAACACATCGCCAACCTTACTGAAGCCGAAGCAAAGCTTATGCTGCAATTCGCAATGCAGGATCTTTGGGCTGTAATTTACACCCCACACGGAGCAACAGACGCAGCGAGACTAGGCTGGCTCATGCAGAAAATCGAAACCCTCTCCAAAGAGAATACAACACAACCATGAGCAATACAAAAGAACAACGAGCGCAGAAACGCGCCATCATCGCCGCATCAGTCCAAGAGAGAACCCATCGAGCCATCAGTGTTAAAATGCCGATTGCGCTTGCTGACCGATTGAAACTAGAGGCAAAGGAAAAGCGCAGAATCTTTACGGGCTATGTGCTGGAGAAGATCGAGCAAGGAATGGAGGTGGCGAAGTGAGCGCGATTAACGATGGAGGCAGTGCGTTTCCGTTTGGCGATTATACAAACGAAGGCGAACAAGGCATGAGCCTTCGTGACTACTTTGCGGCGGCGGCTTTATCAATCGCTCAAGCTAATTGGCAAAAGCACAACGACGAAAACAATGAAGGCGAAGAGCCTGCAAAATCACTCGTTGCCGAAGAAGCCTATGAATACGCAGACGCAATGTTAGCAGCGAGAAAGGAGGTCAGCCGTGGTTGACTTCATCAAAGCGCATCCGATGTTTGCCAGCTTTTGCGTGATTGTCGGAATTTACGCAATCGTTTTTATCCTTTGCCTTCTCAAATCAGCCAAAGACCCGTATGACAATTAAGATCTTAGAAGCGTTTTACACGCTCGCAACCGCACTCACGGCTGGGCTAGTCGCCTGGATAATTCTACCATAACAAACATGAACACACAGAACACACCATCACACGCATACAGAATGCAAGAAGTTATAGACATCGGTTTCAACGCTGAAAATACACTGGATGAAAATGACACCGTGCCACTAAAGGTTGGACAGCTTGCTGATTTTGTCAGACACTACTGCGAGTTGTGCCAAGCACTAGTCGACCATGAGATTGAGGCATTATCTCACGCTGAGATATTGCGCCAACAAAGCAAGAAGATCGTAAGAATACTGAAAGGAGAGCCATGAACAAAGATGCACACGAACGCAGGATGCAAGCTATGTTGAACATTGCTTGGGAAGTTGAGAACCTCATGGACGTTGAGAACCTCATGGACGTTGAGAACCGACTAAAGGATAACGAAACAGTCCAGCTTAAAGTTGGCGAGTTTGTCGAGTTTGCGCGGCATTATTGCGCTATTGCCGACCAACTGGATGAATGTATCCAATGTTTCAAGCTGAACGCAAAGACGCATCTGATTTTTGCCAAGGAAACAGAAAAGATACTGAAAGGAGATCCATGAGCGCAAAAATGAAAACATCGCCAACGCAACTATCATTGGCGCACCTACGCAAGACCTGTGATCTAGTGGAGGTCGTTGAGAAGTGGAACAGCTTCGTGAAGATCCGCCAAGACCTGTTCGGGATCATCGACATTCTCGCATTGCGTGGGGCTGAAACAATCGCTGTGCAATCGACCTCATGGGGCAACACAAAGAGTCGCATTGACAAAATGAGCGAGTCGCCGAACATCGCCGCCATTCGCGCCGCAGGGTGGAAAATCCTCGTGCATGGCTGGAAGAAGAACGAGAAAACAAACCGCTATGAACTGAAAGAAATCGACATATCATGATCTGTTACAAAGATAAAACCTTTTGCCCGTTTTACGAAACGTGCAACAAGCAAAACGATTGCAGCCGACCACTAACGCCACAGGTAAAAGCTGCCGCCGCTAACTGGTGGGGAAGTGATGCTGCGCCTGTTGCTGTATTTGTTGACAAGCCTCAATGCCACAGTGACAACCAAGAAAAAAAAGAACCATGAACACACAACAATATGACGGAAAAGGAATTAACTGAAGGCAATTACACTGCGAAAATCAAAAAATCAACTAATTGTTACGGGGTTTATTATTACACAGTGACATTCACTTACAATGTGCAAGGCCGTGAAGATTTTATCGAATTAAAATCGTATCAAACTGAAAAAGCAGCTATAAAAGGGGCGAACAAAATACTTGCAATTTGTCAACAACCATGAACACACCAGAAAAAGAAAAAATGACAAAAACAGAACACCTACAAAAAATCAAAGCAGAGTGCGAGCGTTTGCTTGCGTTTTCAGAAAAAGCGACAATATCAAATTATTTTATATGCGAAGGACGATGCGAAGCTGGATGGCGTAGCACGATTGCGGCGATTGATTGCATAGAAGACATGGCAGAACACATTGGCAACCATCAAGCTAGTCTCATCATAGCCGCATGGCCAACCGAACTACTCCAATGAGCACACCAGAACAACAACTGTCAGAATCCCTACTCGCAGCGTGCAAAGCGGCGGGGATTGAATCGCCAAGATTTATCGCGCAGGATGCAAACGGCGATGTAATGCATTACACAGCAATGCCAGTGGCAAGCTATTCATGCGACATCTGGAGCGATTATCAAAATGATTTCAAACTACTTGAGCACCCGCCCTACGCCGACGACTGGCAAGACAGCTTGCTTGAATGGGTTGAGCCACAAGGCGAACCACTAGCGGACGTTTCAGCGCGGCATCCCGATCATATTGCTGATGTCAGCAAAATGATAGACATGCAAGATGCGATTGCTGACGCGTATCGCAAGCACGTTGAGCGTTGCGGATTGAAAACCTACGCTCAGACCTACCGCCACGGCTGGCAAGATGCGCTCGCATGGAAAGCCATGGCAGAGAAAGGAGGCGCAAGTGAGTGAGGCAGCATCATTTATCACGCTTGCAATTGTGGCGATTTGCACTTGGTTTGCGTTCGTTATTACTGCTGATAAATACGAAGACCTGAAAAAACAAGCCATAGAGCGCGGACACGCTGAATACGTGGTTGACTCGGACGGAAAAACAACTTGGCAATGGAAGGAGGCGAAATGAAATGGGAAAAATCACGATTAGGCGGATGTCACGTAGTAATTTCCGATGTAATAACCATAGAGGTCTACAAGTCGTACTCGTCAAGAGATTGGGTATATTATTTTCTTAATCGCAGATCCATAAAATCATACGAAACTATGAGAGAAGCAAAAAAAGAGGCAATCAAACATTGTGAAAATATACTAGCTAGAGGGCTTGCGCAATTAGAGAAAGGAAAAACAAAATGACTGACGAACAAATCAACATCGCGATTGCGGAGTCGCTGGGGTGGGAATCATGCGGTATGGCATCAACTGGTAAAATGATGGGATACAAAACGGAAGAGTGGGAGCAATTACCAAACTACACCGCCGACCTAAACGCAATGCATGAAGCAGAGAAAGTATTGACGGCAGAACAACGAAGGTAATACGTTAATTGCATTTTCAACCTACCTGTATCGGAGTGTGAATCTAACACCTTTGCAACAGCAGCGCAACGCGCCAAGGCTTTCTTGCGCACAATCGGAAAATGGGAGGAAGAACTATGAAACCAGAACTACAACGAATCAGAATAGCAGAAGCTTGTGGATTTGATAAATCACATTGGCTAGAACTTGGAGGTGGCATTGTACTCGGAACGTCAGCGTGTCTCCCCGACTACCCAAATGACTTAAATGCGATGCACGAGGCGGAGAAAACGCTAGATGACGACTTGGATTTAGACTATTCCGAAAATCTTCAGATTGTCACTGGTGCTGGATGGGGTGCTAATAATTCTTATGATATGTCCAAATATAGGTCAGCAACCGCCGCCCAACGCGCAGAAGCGTTTTTGAAAACCATCAACAAATGGACCGATGACAACTGAACAACTAACCGCCGACCTCGCCGCAAGCCGCGCCATGGTCATTGCCCTGCAAATCAAACTAACCGAGGCGCTCGAAAAGATCGCCGAACTATCGAAAAGATGAACTATCAACAACTCAAAGACGACTACATCAAGTTTCTAATGTCGAAAATCCCGCAAGCTGAAGTCGCCGGATTTGAGCCTCCATCGCCTCCGCATCCATCGCTATTTCCTCACCAAATTGATATTTGCAACTGGGCAATCAAAGGCGGACGCCGTGCAATTTTTGCTAACTTTGGACTAGGCAAGACACGGATTCACCTCCAGCTGGCAACGTGGGTATGCGAA